CCATTATTGATCCACCGCCGCCTGGACGTATCCAGGCTGAGCTTCCTTCGAGTTTCATCGGTGATGACCCGGCGCCGATTGGCCTCCGCGATCTTCGCCCCCACGCTCCCGTAGTTCATGTTGTAGCGGTGATCGCACCACTCCAGGTTGGACACGTCGTTGTTCGCCTTGTCCTCGTCCATGTGGTTGATGTCCGTACAGTTCTCCGGGTTGGCGATAAAGGCGGCCGCCACCAGCCGGTGGACCATCTTGTTCTTCTTCTCCCCTCCGAGCCACAGGCTGACCCGTTCGTAGCCGTTGGGTTGGTAGACGGTTTTCAGGATGTGCGGCTCCCGCTTCACGCTGCGAATCTTTCCGGAGGCGGACGCCTGATAGTGGCGCTCGTAGCCGGGAATATCCCGCCATACTTCCATCATCAGTTCCCCCTCGCCCGGAGCAGGCGCTCCATAAGGTCATCCTGCGGCGACGGCGCGCCGTCATAGTCGGTGGAGCAGTTCTCCTTCACGATCTGGAAGATCTCGTTCCACAGCCGCACCGCCTGGTTCATGTACTGGATGCCGATGTTGATGAAGGGCGACGGGATGGGCTTGCCCGTGGTAGGATGTTTCCCGAGGAAGCCCAGCTTGCTGGTCATCTCCTCGCACTGTATCCACCGGGCGCTGCTCATGGCGTAGCGCTCCAGCAGGGCGGGCGACACCTTTGCCGCACAGCCGATCTGCTTCAGCCACCGCCAGGTCTCCTCGTAGATTTCCTTTGCCTGCAGGGGATTGCCGTCCCGCTGCTCAGCCATCAGGAAATCGTGGGGCTTGGGCATATCCGCGCCTTCCATCTCCGGGATGTCCAGCACCTCCAGCGGCCGGCCGCCGGGATTGCCGTTGGCGGCCTTGTCCTTCACCGCCGCCTTCTTCCGGCCGGCACCGGGGCGGGCACCGCCTCTTCCGCCAATGTTGTTGCTCTTCGTGGGCACGATGTTTCACCATCCTTTCCTGGGGCCCTTAATCACCCTTTAGATTTCGCCTTTTTCGCACGCGAGAGGGGGCGACGGTCTCCGTAACGCTTTCGCGTGGAGAAGTGAGCGCCCCCTCCCCGTCACTGTGTGCGCCGGTTCCACGCCTCGATGGCCTGGCGGCGCGCCTCGGCGGGGTGGTCGGGGTCGCCGTCCTCCTCCAGCTTGTAGCGGCCGGAGCGCGCGTTGCACACGGTGCAGCGGACGAAGGCCACACGGGTGGTCTGCGCGTTGATGAACGCACGGTGGTTGCGCTCAAGGTAAGCCTCGCCTCCGCAGTGCGGACAGGGTTTGAGATTGATATGCATGGCTGTCATCCTTTCGTCAGTAGTGGTAGGTCGGGTCGTGGTCCTCGCGCCGGGTCTTCTGGCTGTGATGGCTGTGGCAAAGCGGCTGCCAATTGCTCTCGTCCCAGAACAGCACGGGGTCGCCGCGGTGCGGCACGACGTGGTCAACGTCGGTGGCCCTGACGTAGCGGCCTTCCTTCATGCACTCCACGCACAGCGGGTGCTTTTCCAGGAACCGCTTCCTGGCTTTGTTCCACCGCGAGCCGTAGCCACGCTCAGCAGCGGAGCGTATTTCCTCTGGATGCAGCGCGGTATGGGCGTCACAGTACTTCTTTCCCCTGGGCACCAGCTTTGGGCAGCCGGGATGCGCGCAGGGGTGATCTGGGAATCGTGGCACGCGCAGCACCTCCCTTAGCTGGAAGCGGAGGATGTACCAGCATTGCTCCACACACGAAACCTTCCTGTACGGCACGTCCTCGCCTCCCAATAAAAATGCCCCGCAGGTGTGCGCCTGCGAGGCTGTCCGTATTCTGTTTTGCTGAGTATACTATACCATAGATGCCAGTGGTGCATCTTGTTGCATTTTGTAGCACTTCTCCAAAAACGACGAAGACGCCGACTTTTTGCAGTCGGCGCCACTATCTGATCGTCACGAGTTATTCCATCTGCATATACTTTAGTGCCTTCTCCTGATCTCGACGCACGTAGATGACGGCGGTTATCTGTACCCGCTTTTCTTCTTCGTCTATCCAGTAGTAAACGTAATAGTTGCGGACCCTTGTTTTTCTCACGCCTTCGCTGTGCCAGGGCTCCTCATCTACGGGCTTATACCTGTACGGCTTATCCGAGAGGGTCTCCATCTCGGCACGAATCGCCCGAACGGTATTCAGCGCCGCGCCCGGCGCCAAAAGGCTCACTTCAATATACCTTCGTACTTCTCTAAGCTGTTCCCGGGCCTGCCGGGTAACGCGAACCTTGTATTCCGCCATTTACCCCTCCAGTCCGGCTTCAAGCTCGTCGAACACCTCGTCGAGGTCAAAAGAATCGTTCGCCTTTGCCTGCTTGAGCCCTGTGGCCATTATTCTGTTGAATTCCTCATCCGTCATCTCGTCCCTCGCCGGGAGTTCAGAAGAAGGGATTGTCAGGGGAAACGGCAATCCGCCGTGCATGATGATCTGCCGGTAGAACACATCGATAGCAACAGAGCGTGGAAGACCCATTCGCGTAAGGATAGCTTCTGCCTGGCTTTTGACATTCTGGTCTATCCTCGCGTTGACATTCGCCGTCTTGATTGCGGGCATTTTCACTACCACCTTTCCGCTTTTTCAATAGTATACCACGTTGTGCTTCAAATTGCAATACAACAGCTTATTTTCCGTTCTGAATCGTCCTGCGAAGGCTCCCACCATCTGATTGAGGTTTACAAACCTCCGGGCGTGTGGTAAAATGCAGATGCAGGACGAGGTAGAGATTGTGTACTTCTGCGCGCCGCAGTGGCAGAAAAGAGATGCGGGGATTGGTACACCCGCCGTCCTGACCGGGAATGCCGCGAGAGCGAATCTTGGGATTCAAGCGCTCCCGCGGTTTATCTTTGCAAATCCCTCGCGCTGCATTGGCCCGTCTCAAATGGTAATAGGGTTCACCGGCAGCACGACGCGGCTGATGGCGGCGTCATGCCACCGTATCGCGGTAGTCCTATCCACCGCCATCTCCTCGCCGATCCTCGCAAAGCTCGTATTATGGATGTAGCGGTAGCGAAGGACCATCTGGTAATTAGTGTTCTCCACCCCGCCAATCACTTCCTGTATCTGCCGCTTCAGATCCACCAGCAGGTCAATCTCGGCATCGATCTTTCGTTCCATGTCAATTAGCTTGTCAATGGTCCTGGTGTAGGTCGCTTCATTCGGCGCCGACTTCTGAACACGCTCTTCCAGCGACGGCGCCGAAAGGCTGTAGGCTAACCGCCTCAAATCTTCCTTCTCCTTGATCTCCATGTTGATGCGCTGATCCAGCAGATACGCCTGCTGGAGATACTCCTTCGCCGTCATGCAAACTCCCCCTTCAATTGTGCCAGCAGACGCTCCCCGTCCACGGCGGTCAACACTTTGAACCAGCCGGACCGAAAAAAGTCCTCGGTCTCGACCTTCATGAGCTGCGCGTTCCGATCAAACGGATTCTTGCGCAGCCGCTTCATGGAGCCGCGCCAGTCCTTTGCGGCCTGCTCCACGATGCCGTTCGCCAGCATTTCATAAGGATTCGCTCCCATCGCCTTTCGCCTCCAGTTCCATGATCTCGATATAAATGCCCGTGGGCTCGTCGGCCCACCGCTTCTCCACCGTCTCCCTGACCACCTGGGCATCGTCCTTCCAGAACCCGCATTTCGTCATGCAGTCCTTGAGCAGCTTCTGCAGGTTGTCCGTGTCCGGCTTGGTGACGCGCCATTCGCCATTCTTGTGGCGCTTGCCCCTGGGGAACAGCCACACCGTGCTCAGCGCCACCGGCCCCATGATCGGCTGATCCGGCCTGTGAGCAATCAGGCCGCCGATCAGCTTCTTCCGCGCCTCCTTCACCGGGCCCGGATCATAAAAAACAGGTCGACCGTTCACCACGGTGACCTTCTTCTCCTGAGCCGTCGCTGTCGGCGGCCGCATCTCTATAAAGAATTCCATTTTCTACACCGTCTTCCTCCGTTGGCCCTCAACGCTGTCTTTGTTACGGTTACTCTCCCACCATAGGGAAGGGCGGGCTTTAGCCCTTCCCCTATGGGGAGGGTAACCTCCTCTAAAGAATTTATATTTATATAAATTCAGCGTAGAAAGAATACTTTTCGGGTCGTTGTATGGTATAATGGCTTTTGGAAGACTTGAGACATAGACCATCAAATTCTACACTCTCCTCTTCCGGGCTTCTTCTCCGCTTTTTTGTTACGTTGCTCTCCTCGAAGGGGAAGGGCGGGCTTTTAGCCCTTCCCACTTCGGGAGTGTAACGACCGTTTTCTATTTGTCTTTATAAAATATAAAGACAGTGAAGAAGAAGAATTTTTGAGAGCCGGATTTATTCCGGTTCATCGCTGCCTTCGCCGGGATAAATGCGCCCCTTTTTTAGGACGAACTCGCCGCCCATCTTCTTGATTCTGGCGTACACCGTCTTGTCGGAGCAACCGAGATAGTCCATCATCTCCTGGACGCTGACTGAGCCGTCGACGGCCTGCAGGTTAAAGGCGTTCCGGAACTCCTCCGCCGCGGCGTCCGAGGACTTCCTGTAGGGGTTGCGAAGGTGCCCGGCCGCCAGCGTGCCCTGGGCCGGCATCTCCTCCAGCGTGCCCGTCCCGTCGACGCGGTGCACGGGATACTCAAACCAGATGTTCGTCGGCGTGATGTTGGGGAACTCGCGCAGGGACGATTCCAGCCGCCAAGCCGTAGCGCCGCCGTCGCGGATGTTATTCATAATATCGTCCGACAGCTCCAGCTGGATCATGTCAAGCTGGGCATCGGGGTCACGTGCGAATACGCCGGACCCACTGGCGCGATCCATCGCCTTCTTCATGCCCTGGGCGCCCTTGCTGTGATGATGGCAGTAGATGGCGCTGCACCCGGTCTCATTGCAGATTCTATCGAACTGGTTGCAGAACCGGCCCATGTCCGACGCGCTGTTCTCGTCGCCCGTGATGACCTTGTAAATCGGGTCGATCACGATGGCATCCAGGTTCATATCCCTGACGCGGCGAATGAGCTTGGGCACCAGCTGGTCTAATGGGACAGCGTGTCCCCTTAAGTTCCAGAGCAGGATATCCTCCGCGTGGCGCGGCTTCAGTCCCAGCGCTTCATAAATCTTGAAGAAACGGTTGATCGCCGACGCCGGGTCAATTTCCAGGTTGACATACAGCACCCTGCCCTTCCGAACCGGGAAGCCCAGCCAGGGGATGCCCTCCGCAATGGCGATGCACAGTTCCATGAGCAGAAACGACTTCCCCGCCTTGGAGGAACCGGAGACCAGCATCTTGTGCCCGCGGCGAAGGATGCCGACGATCAACTCCTCGGGCAGCGCGGGCAGGTTGTCCTTGTATATGGCCAGGGCTTCCATGTCCGGCAGCTCGTCGGTCACGCCCTCCACGTAATCCAGCCAGTCCACCCAGCTCTTGCGGCCGATGTTCGTCGCCACGAGGTACTGCCTGTTCCCGTTGCGAGTGACGCCCGGCATGCGGGAGAGCCGCGAAGGATTGCGATTCTGCTTGTCGATGCTGACGCCGTTCTTCTCCAGGAAGCTGTAGAGGAATTCCACCCGCTTTCGATACTCGTCGTAGTTGTCGGCGTCGATATGCACAATGGCGTGCAGGCTCTTGCCGCCGCTATGCACCAGCGCCACGATGGGCAGCTCCAGCTTGCGGAAGATGATGTCCTGCTCCGCGATGGGCAGCGTATCCGACTCCACCAGCGCGTAGCGGAAGCTGGTGACGTTCTCATTCTTGACGCCTTCGCCATCCACGGCGTTGAAGCGAATCCAGGCGCCGGCCTCCGGCTTCCAGTCTCCGACCGTCGCGCCGACGTCGTCGGGATGCTTGCGCAGCGAGGCGATCAATTCCGCGGCGGTGCGGTCGTAGCAGCCCTTGGACGGCACCCACTTGCCGTCCGCGTTCTTCCAAACGTCGCCGGTCACATACGCCACGTGGTCGTCCGGCTGGTATACCGATTCCAGATAGGTGATGAGGTCCTGCGCCGGGTCCCATGTATCCGAAGAGAAACCTGTGAAACCATCGTCGCCATCGTATTCGATGGTGTCGTCCCACGCCATGCAGCCCTCTTCGCCGAACATCACCCAGCCCCGGTCCTGCGCCATTTGGATGATCGTTCCCGCCTTCACGGGATTGCCGCTGCCGCGAAAGCCCTTCCAGAGCCGTTCGCATTCTCCGACGTGATAGCGCGTGTCATTCCGGGACCAGTCGTCCCACACGGAGCAGGGAAAGCCCTCTTCCTTCAGCGCCATGCCGACGGCGATCCAGTCGGCCCGGTCCAGCGCGGCAACATCAATGCGCTTCAATGCGGAAAGAATATTATTATCCATGATGCCTTTCTCCTTTACGGTGTATATCGGGCGGGATTGATCCCATAGGGCACCCGCCAGCGGTTGGCTGCCAGCGACGCGATCAGGCTGTTGGCGTCATCAAAGCGCCACGTTCCCACTCGCTGAAATCCGTATCGCTCCAGGCAGCGTATCTGTTTGGGCGTCGCCAGCCCTTCATCCTGACGGCGCTTGAGCCGGTCAATGAGC